TCATGTATCTACCTTAATAAACCTCTGAATTAAAAACAGGGGAGGCTCCGAAGAACCTCCCCAGTTAACTTAGTCCTTACGCGTTAACGTTAAGGATAAAACCACCTTCTGGGCGAAGAACCTTCACACCATACAGATGATCAGCAGTGTACAAGTTAGAAAGCCATTCTTGCTTGTACTGAGTCTGAGAACGAACACCCATCTGCTCAGCAAGAACAAAAGCGTCCCTGTGGAGAAGAAGCGCTGCTTTCAGATCGTTGGTGTTAGCAGTGTTATCCCCTGCGGCTTCAGAAGTAGCGCAGTTAGTAGATACGTAAATGTCAACACCGTAGATGTTACCAATCAAACCGTTCTGTACAGGCTGACCACTTACGAAGTCAGAAGATACATAACGATCAACACCCATGATAGCGTTACGCAGTGAAGGAGGAATAACAAACGAACGATTGTCGAAAGGCACGTCGTTGTCGTCCATCTTCTGCAACAAAGCACGGAAGCCAGCGTCTGTGAAGACATCGCTAGCAGTTACCGTGTCTGCGGCGTATGCGGTCAGGCCAGTAGAGGCGTCAACGTAGTAAGAAGCAGTGTTAACATAAGTACCGCTTGCATTACCAAGATTGACAGCCAAACCATGCAGGTCTGAGTCTACTTGCTTAGCCAGAGCATAACCAGCGTCTGTGGTATAGAACTGACGGAGTGAAGACAGAGCCTGTACGTCGGTGATGTCTTCGATCAGTCGTGAGTATTCAAAGTGCTTGTCAATTACGACTTGTACTTCGCTCTCAGTAGCGTTCTGGATGCTGACTGCTGTGTTAGCAGACTTAGCAGTCGCCGTACCACGAACGGGAGCAGGAATATGGACAGTATCGCCCTTCTTACCTACCATGCTCATTTTCTTGACGAGTGGCGCGAGTACGAGTGAATTTTCGTAGGCCGCGATAACCTCGTCCGACCAAATTTCTGGGATAAAAGTAGCTGCGCTAGTGTTATCCACAGCATTGGTCATATCAGGGTATACAGACTTAGTAGTCATAATAATCTCTTCCTATAAATGATTATTTGACCCTTCCTTCGGCATAAGCCCTCATTATCTCATCCTGAAGAGCTTCGTACCGACTAGGGTCGTTACGCATTAGTTTAATAATGTCTGCTCTGCGGAAGATTTTCTTACCCTTCTCACTACTGCCAGAAGCGTTTCCAGTAGAAGCGTTCCTAACTGTATTGGCCCTGCTTTGCTTTTCTACGCTAGCCGTCTGAGTTACCAAAGCCTTTCGATCTTTCCAAAGGCTAAAGATTTCATCAGCTGCTTCGTAGTCATAGTTACGATCAGCCTCGGACAATAACTTAGTCCTAAAGCTGCTTTCTTTCACCCAATTCAAGAAGGCTTCATCCTGTAAGATTTCCTTCATGTCAGGATGCTTCTGCGTCAGTATGTTCTGAGCAGCAGACTGCTTCATGGTTATCGAAGCCTTTTGAGCCTCTACAACCGCTGGGTGTTTCTCAATCGCTTTCTGAATAGCTTTCTCAGGGTCAGAGAAATAATCAATCTCTTCCTCATCGACAGTTTCTTCTCTTTTGGATTGAGACATTACAAACTCGTCTACAACCTTCCGTAGCTCGCCTACCTCGCTAGACTGCCTTCCTAGAAGCTGTTCAGCCTCTTGGTGCATCTTAACGACTTCAGCGATAGACTTACCCTGATACTTGTCGGGGACGTCTGGTGCTTCTTCTACCGGCTCTGTAGTTGTCTCCTGTACAGGAGCTACAGTATTTTCCAGTGTTGGTTGAGACTCCTCTGATGCTTCCACATCATCGTCTTCATGTCGTCCAGTGTCAATTAGTGTAGCCATTATTACTCCGTGATCTAATCATTATGGAGAGTGGTAAAGCAGCGTGGTTACTCGCCGTTCTCTTTACGCTCTTGTTGTATCTTTTGCTGCCGGTGCTTAGCCCACTTCATTGTAGCATCTGGAAATGCTCCAGACAAAGGGTCTAAGGAACTGGCAACAGCCGAGACAATTCTAGTTGCCTTGCCTTCGCAAGTTGAACATACTGCTTCCCTGATCTCTTCGTCAACATAGCTATCAGTGACGTGTCCATCAGGACAGATGAACTCATAAATTCGTCTAGCCATTGGCTGCTTCCTCGTTATTCTTGACAGTTTCTTCAAGATTGAGAATTGAGCCAATGATATTTAGTTGTCCTTTACGAAATTGAAGGTCTAAATCGTCTTTAGTGCTCAGTACTGAGTTTATGATCTTAGCGTTGTTTTCTAGCTCCTCTAGCAGAGACTTCCAGCCGTCTGTAGTGAACATCATACGCAAGTCTTCATAGTACTTTTCGTCGTCTGTCATGTCATTCTCCTTTTTGGTGACATTTTCCTTGACTTTAACTAGCTTTTATGCTAATCTTATAATTATATCTTATTATAACATATTTTTTAGACTTTGTCAAGTCTTTTTAGCGGCTCTTTTGGCCGGTTTAGGGGGTTCTAGGGCTTCAATCTTCTTTTCTAGCTGCTCGATGCGCTTATTAGCCCTATCGAAAGCTATATTTACCTGATCTGCGAGGCCTTCCAAGTCCTTTGTGGTTATCATCCTCATTAAAACGCTCCTCTCTTGGTGTTTTCCTTGTCTACTTCAAGACCCAAAGCCTTTTCGTCCAGAGCCAGCTTAGCAATCTTCATCTTACGATCAAATTCCTTGTCTGTATTGTCAGACATACCGTTAAGAGCCTTAATACGGTCAGTTTCAAGCTCAACAGGTACGCCACGAGCCTCAAGAGCGATCTTTTGTGCTCTAGCCTCGCTTTCAGCGGCTTGTCCATTAAGAGCATTAGTCTGACTAGCTTTAAAGGCCTGCTCTGCCTGACGAGCCTGCTCAGCCGCCTGCTGCTGCTCTGGAGATGGCTGCTGTGCTTTCATCATGGTTTGTATCAAATCTTCACGATTATTGATGTTCATGTTGTCAATAATACTCTGTAGCAGGATAGGATACACAGGATTCTCAGGCCCAGTGGTCTGTAGAAGCTGTACAAGCTGAGTTACTTGGTACTCACGGGCTACGATACCCAGAGTAGAGGTGACATTAAACTCATAGTCCCCAGCTGGGAAGTACTCAGGCTCAAACTGCATATATCGCCACGCAGCTTTCTGTACAAACGGGATCAAAAAGGACTCTTGGAAGTTTACAAGAGTACGCTTTTGGCGCTTGATGATACTGCCCATGCTCATAGAAGAGCCAGCAGAAGTAGGCCCACCGCCTCCAGCAGCTGTCTGAGCGGAGTCTAGACTGCCTGTAGAAGCCTGTACCATGCGTTGTAGAGCTTCTGCCTGTGCAAAGCTGATCTGGCTGACGTTGCCGAAGTTAAACGGATGCAGCACCTCTCGTGGGTCGCCGTTTGTCAGCAGTAGTTTACCTGCCTTGACCTCTGGCTTAGTGCCTCTTGGCATACGAGTAGCGTCCATAGCCAGCATTGGGTGGATGGTGAGAGCAAGAGCGTCTATACGTGCTCTGATTTCACTGTCCAGAGCCTTCTGGGAGTTATAGCCTTTCTCACAAACACCCATCCCCCAAAAACGACTAGGCACACAGTCCCATGAGAAGGCCACCACGGGACGATCTTCCATCATGTAAGGGTTCTTCTCAGCCTTGAGCAACTGGCCGTTACCGAGCACCACAAGAGCTTCTACGTAGTACGAATCACGACCCTCGTCTTCTGTCTCGCTGTCGAGGCCGTCTACGCCTTCTTCTTCGCCTGCTGCTTCAAGCAGATGCCGTGGAACCAGACCATAATACTTAGTAAGACGTACTTTGTCTGTAGGCTCGTCAAACAGCTCCTGATCAGGCTCTATGTCCAAGTCTGGAGCAGCTTCGCCTATGTAGGTTTGCTTGTAGACTCCTTCTTCTTGCAGTATCTCCACCTGATGACGGGACACAAACTGGTCAATAGCCACGCCGAGGGCTTCTTCAATAGAGGTCGCTACAGGGTCTATCAGGAAGTTCTGGGGCTGGATAGGACGTAGCCTTACGCTTGTCTTGTCACGCACCTGCACGCCTACAGCCTGCATAGTACCTTCCATAATAGACTCTGTAGCAGGTACTAACTCTTTATTGCTTTCGATAACAATCTCAGCAATACCCGTGCCGTAAATGGCCGAGTTGATCAAAACCTCGCCGATGGCGGCTCTAATCTTGTTCTTCTTAAACTCTTCTTCTAGCTTATGCCGAAGTACTTGTATATCGCCTCTGTCTTGATCGCCGTAGTTGTCCTGAACGTCAAAGAAGCGTCCACGACCAAAAGTAGCCTCTTCGATCTCAGCTACGTTATTCTCAACAGCTTGAAGGAGGGCTGGAGAGACAATCCTACTCCGTTCACTTGTTCTGGTAGCGTCGTCAGCGTTCCAGATACCACGCCACAGCCGATAGTATTCATCATGTTTTTCATCGTAGTTAGTGTCGTAGTGGTCACGCCAATCGTCGCACTTAGACTGAACCCAAGCCTCAAGAGTCTCTTCGATCATCTGAGCTGAGCCGCCTTCAATATAATCTTCCATAAGTTAGTACCTTAATATCCGCTAACGGGGTCTAGTATTGTTTCGTAGTCGTCTTCTTCAAAGTTTCCAAAATACGCCACCTGAGCTAGCTGGTCTATGTAGGCCAGACTATCAACAGTATCGTCATGCACCAAATGGTTAGGAAACTGGAAAAGCTCGTCTAAGAAGGTCATATTCCACTCCCCTTTTCTGATGGAGATAAGCCCATTCTCAAATCTGCCCTGCAAAGCCCACACGATCCTGTCTTGCTTCTTCTGGTTGCCGTGTGTTAGCTCTTCTACTCTAAAATACTTATTGTATCTTCTCATCAGGTCTGTAAGAGGCGACATCACTGCCTGTTTACTTATACCCCTTTCAATACCCACGCTGATGGGTCTGTACTTGTCTACAGCCCTGAATATCTTCTTAGCTGTCTCGTCAAGCGTCCACCTGCCTATAATCATCTCTTCGACTATCCAGCCGTTCTCTCCCACCTCAACGACTGTTATCACAGAGTTGTCTAACTTCTTAGACTGCTTTTTGCCCATCTCGGTAAAACCGGCAAGGTCAATAGCAATATAGTAGTCTCCGCTGTCATCACCACGCTTACCCTCAGCGTACTGTATCCACTCCTCCTTAAAGACCTCACTGCCTCTAGACTCAAAGCTAGCCATAAACTCCTGACGGAATCCATGAGAGGACATGGTCTTTTTGGCTGTGTTGATCTCCTCAGGGTCGATGAACGGGTTATCAAAGCTGGTAAAGTGGAAAGACGAGTAGTCCTCCAACAACCCCATCCCAGCGTCTCTGTGAAGCTCGTAGAAGTGGTTTCTGCCCAAAGGAGTACCAATGAACAGAGCACCGCCTTTCATGTCTGACAGGGCAGGACGTATAATCAGCTCCCACACCTCAGGCTTCATGTCAGCGTACTCGTCCAGTACAACGTAGTTCAAGGACACACCACGCATCGTCTCAGGCCTGTCTGAGCCTTTCAACGATATAGTAATACCGTTAACCAGCTTCAGCTCTAGGTTGTTGATGTGCGACGACGCTATAACGTTCTTGCCCAGCTCCAGCAGCGTATTCCAGATAACATCTCTGGCCTGTGCCTGAGTAGGAGCAACGTAAAACACCTTTCCCTTTGTAGCCTGTAGACCATGCACTAACAATAGGTAGGCGGCGAGCTGGGTCTTACCAGTTCTGCGCCCAGCAGCAACCACCTTAAACCTTGACTCGTTGTTCCATACTTCAGACTGCCACGGTAACAAGTCTACATTGAAGTCTGTGCTACTCAATCGTAGCTCCACATGACTAACGGGCCTTCTCTCGTATCAACGTGAACAAACCCCTTAGCAACGCCAATGCCCATAAACCCTAAGTCTATAGCATTTCGTACTATAATGCCTCTTTCTCGTCCATTGCTCACAGCAATGTCAGCAGCAATGCCTTGAGTATGCGTACCTGCTTTAGCCTTCTTAGCCTCTATAGGATGTGCTGGGCTACGATAGCCGCTAGTAATAACAAACGGGAAACCACAAATCTCACGTAGTTCGTCTAACGATTCAACGAAATTAGGATCAATAAGGTTTTGACCTGTATGTTGACAAGCAAACTCATCTAAATCAAAGTACTTAGGCATCATCGTCCTCCGTGACTGTTTCGCCTTCAATAATTGTTTTTGGTTGATCTACTGTTGCTATAGTAATGTTAATGCCAGCTGTACCACCACTAATTTTATCCTTGTCAAAGTAGCTCTGTGGTAACAACCTATCAACTAATATCTTCCAAGCAGCTGATTGATGTTTATGATCATCATCTAACGCTGCATCAAATATCTTCTCTAAAACTCTAGGAGACTTAGGACTAGCTAACATCCGAGCTTTATACTCATTGATTACAGCTGCATCACCTTTAGGTCGTCCTACTTTGCCTCTATTACCAGACTTCTTAGCCTCTATATCTGCTTTTCTAGGACGTCCTCTTTTAGGCTTAGTTTCTAGAACTACGCTCATTTGAAAATATCCTTCCATTCTTCATTCGTAAAACATTCATTCATAATGTTATAGGCTATGTAGGCGTTAATGCTCGCTAAAACTGCAAACGTTAGTAAAAGAGCCATGCTAAAGTCCTCAATAGTTGTCTACAGTCGCTACAGGCGGTAACTATAGGCTATAGGTTAATGTTTGTTAATATCTCTACTTAATATTATAGTAATATTATAGCATATTTTTTAGAGTTTGTCAAGTCCTTTATTTATCTACACCTACTCAGCTTTTACAGCGGATTTTAGCCTAGTGAAAGTCTCCGCAGTCCCGCCATAGATTCTCTATAGTTATCAATGCTTTATAGGCCCAGGTCACCATAGTCTTTTTTGCTATCTTTTTTGCTAATTTGTACTATTTTGTATCTGTGAAGGTCGTACACGATTACACAGCAGCGCTGTACAAGCCCCCGACTCTGAAAACTAGCCCACCTCTGATGCCTGCCGAGTCTGCCGAGCCTCTGTCGCAGCTCTGTCAGAGTTGGCATGGTTCTTGCTAGCGTCCTGCCAGACTGCATAGTTGGCATAGTCCTTGCATGGCTTGCAGTGTGTGTGTCTGTGTAGCACCCCATAGCACCCCCCTTGCATCAACCCAGACAGCAAAGCTCTTCAGAGGCTCTCAGAGGCGCTGTGAGCGACGATAGTGGCAAGGGATACCAGAGCATAGGGTCAAGGGAGATCGTCGCAGGAAGAGACAGCCTCACGTATTCCGTGGCCTGTAGAGCACACTTTGGTTCCCATAGGGACTGCCGAGCTGAGTTAGCCTCGAA